CGACCTTTAATGAGGTTGCCTCGACGCATACCGCTAAGAGGTTCCCCGGTGCCTTTGCTGTTATCAAAATAGGCCACCATGCTGCGGGCCTCTGCAACGATTACTTGGCCCGTGCTTTGTATGTCTTTAGTAATCTGTTTACGGTAGGCAGGGTCGAAATCGTTAAGCGCTTTTAGCGCCTCTTGGATGCCATCTACTTGGGGGATAGCCGAGCGCGACGCCATTACTTACCGCCACGTTGCTTATTTAGTATTTCGATGGTGGCGTTCATATCGTCTAACTCGAATGATATCTCACTAGGCCAAAACCCTGTTGCCACTAAAATTTCGGCAAGCGCTCTACGCACCGTGCCGTTTAGGCTTTTGGGTCTAGTTGTTCTACCACTTCAATAGACGCCAACGATGATATAAACGCGTCAAGTGTTGCCGGTACCGTAATACCTGCAAACCGTGTGGCCTCGTAACATAAATAGGCTAAATCCTCTACGCCTACACCCGATGCCATCTCGGATGCTTTGCGCTTAAATTTGCGTTCCCAACTAACGATGGTCATTAAGTTAGTTGTTACTTCATGTGAACTGCCGTCGTTAAACGTGGCTTTTAGTTGTAGTTGCATTATTCGCCTTTTCGTGTCGGGCCGTTGCCGGCTTTAATTTATACTTCGACTACTGAGTAAACGCCACCGGTAAAGGTAACGCTCATGGTGCCTAGCGCACCCATTGCCAATGTGTATGGCAAGGCTTCCAAGTATGCACCGGTAAGGGTCATGGTTGGGTTGGTTGCTGTTCCCGGTGAGGTTGCCGATGGTGACCATGAAACGGTTACCTGCGTGCCTACCAATGACTTAAGCGTTGCGTATGTTTCCGATGTTGCAAACGACGCGTAGAGGTCAAGCTGCAAGGTTGAGTTCTCAAGACCTGCCACGTATGAACGCGAGCCAGTACCAAACGCTGTGCTTTCCAATGCTTCAATGGTGCGAGTAAAAACCAAACCTTGGCATTGGTCTTGCAGCGAAACTGCGCCAACGGTTACGTTTGGGTTGCTTAGGTAAGTGCTTGTGGCCATGGTGCTTTAATCCTTTGGTGTGTTCTTGTTATTAGTTTTAGCAGGTTTTGCGGTTTCGTTTGTGGATTGTTCTATAAACCCGCCCTCGACTAGCGCGGCAATGTTAATGCCGTTGGCAGCTGCACCCTCGGCGTCAAACTCTGCACCGGGTACACCTACGCGGGGGCTAATGATTATGTATGCCATTGGGTTTAGTCCTAACTTGTTTGGGCTTGCATCTCTATTGTTAAATCATACGCTGGCATTTCGGCCCCGCCGATGATTGCAATAGTTGGGCGCCCGCTGGTAACTGCCACGTTTTTGCCTAGCACCAAACTGGCTAGGTGCATAAGGTTGCGTTGCGCGTCAAGGTTGCCCGGGCCAAGGGTAATAATGCGTACCGTGTAGGTCATTTGCACGATGTTGCCACCGCCGCCATAAACGCTAAACGTAGGGGCATCTATGAACGCACAAGGCGGCACAAGGTTTCTAGGGTCTGTTACTACCTGTAGGCCCGTAATGCTCGTTAGCGAAGCTGCTAGATCGTCTAGCGCCTCATTAAATAGGTCGGTGTAAGCAACGGGCATTATGCCACCGCTGGTTTAGGGATACCCAACAGCATTTTGATTGCCGGGCTTAGACCTACCGAGGCACCGGCAGACATGCCATCAAACGTGGCAAAATCGGTTACAGCCCCACGCTGGCGGTAAAAAAATCCGCCTAGTGAAATGGTGCCAAGGGTTACCTGCCCGTTAGGTGACGTGGTGAGGCTGTCAATGTAGCCAGCCTCTTGGCGTCGCGTAAACGCAAGGCTGTTGGCAGCTAGCGCGCATTGCGTAAGAAACGCGGTGTCGAGCGCCGACGCTGTACCAATGCCGAGCCAGTCCTCAATTTGGGTAGCCGTAATCCATGTGCAGGTTTCGGTAAATGTGATCGTGCCAGTAGACGCGGTGCGCTGTACGTCTGTACCTACGCAAGCGTAAAGCACCTGATTAGGTACAGGTATTTCGTAGTTAAACAGTAGATCGCCCTCATCGTCAATACCGATGAATAGGTACTCGGGTTTGTCATAGCAAACAAACGTGCCATTAAACGGTACTGCAACGGAACCAACCGTAAAGGTTCCGCCTACAACTAAATCATTAGGTGTAAGAGTTTGCAGTACCGCGTAATTGCTAAGTAACTGTTTATGTGTGACCGTGTAAGCGGCCATAACTGGCCTCTTTTCCGATTAAACGAGTTTGCAGAACTTGGTTGCGTCTGCCATGAACGCGGCAGCGTAACCGCGGTAAGCAATGGTGCGGCCCAAAATGCTTGGAACCTCTACCGAAATTGCACCCTTTTGCTGTTCATAAAACTCGAAGCCTGCAGCATCACCGGCAGCGTGGCCGATAAATGCGGTGTCGGCTGCCATGTTCTTATCGACTACCAAGGTAAGGCCCAACGGGGTGCCGTTCCATGAGGTTGCTGATTGTGTGCCGAGTGCGTTCATTGCCATCATGTTTGGCGCGCCAACAAATGGAAACGCTGGGGTGCCGTCTGTGCTGGTCAATTTTCCGAGACGGTACCACGTGGTTGGGTCTACGAAAAAATGTGTAGGCAAGTAGTTGCTGGTTGAACTGATCTGATATGCAGCGCCGTAAATTGCTGCTAGCCAGTCTCCCGGCTTGCTCTTGTCGGTTACGGTTTCGCTTTGTGTGATGCCTGCATAGCAAGTGTCTACTGCGTAGTTGTCGGTTGCTTGACCGTAGGCGATTGCCAACTGGTTAAGCACGATGTTTACGCTGTTTGGGTCAGTCCAGTCCATGTCTTGTTCGGACATGGTCACGTATGTACCAAAAGTTAGTTTTGATACGTCATTATTTGCAACGGTAACGGTGCTTGGGTCAAGCGTGTTTAGTTGGCCTGTTGGCTGTTGTGTAACAGTTGGGCGTACCGTGATCTTAGGGCGGCGGAATGTTGAACCTGCACCCGGCATCGCGCGAGTACCAATCGCCGTAACAAACGGTCTGATCGGGTTAAGCCCGTCGTACACGCTCGAGGTTATGATTTCAGGCAACAGGCCTAAAGTCGAGTTGGTATCAATGTTTGGCGCTGCAGCTTGAATACGTGCGTTAATTTCTGCAAACACTGAACCGCCAACGATTGACGCTGCGATGTATTCGCTAGCCGATGGCAACTTGAAATTGCGTGCTTGCGCGTACAATGGTTGCGCCATTGGTGCTGCTTCGATAACGGCTGGGGTTTCTACTGGCTGTGACATTTCGTTAATCTCCTCTACGGGTTCCTGTTCACTATTTAACACTACTTCAGTTTCCTCTTGGTGGATACTGGCGGCAACCCGATCTACGGATGCCCCGGCAAACGCACCAAATGGCACTAGGGATAATTCCTGCCATGACGCTTCGGCAATAACCATGGTGCCGTTTTCGTCGTAACTAAATTTGGTTGGGTTTACGCCAACTGATACGGCGTCTAAAACGCCATCTGCAGCCAATACCAGCGCTTCGTTACCTAGCGTGGTTTCGCTAATGCGGGCCTCGTACATCATGCCGCCCGGTGTATCCACCATGGCGGTAACCAAGCCCACGGCCTGCGTGCTGTCGTGGCCTAGGTACAGTTTTGGCATTTTGCCACCGGCATTAAGGCTGCCGGGCATAAACATAACTTTGGTGCCATCGCTAACGGTTGCCTCGACGTTGTAGGGCAACGCCAACCCGGCAAGGGTGCGGCGTGGCATACCATCGGGGCCGGCTGCGTCGAGTGTTAATTCTTGTTGGGTTAATTTAAGCATTTGGCATTACTCCCGTTTCTGCGGTGTCGTAACTTTCGTTTTGTTTTTCCATTAAATAATTTTCGCTTAGGTAATCGTCTATATCAAACTTGACATATGTTCCGCGCGGTAGCACGTTGTCGGCGCTTAGTGTTTCGCTTATGCAGTCCATAAACAATTTGGCGCCGAACATATACAAATCCTGCCGCGCTTGTGTGCTGTTTTGGTAACTGTATGAACCGGTAGCAACACCCAACAAATATGGTGGGCAGTTAGCAAGGCGCGCAATTTCTAGCGCCTGATATTCGGATGCTTCAACCAACATTTGCTTGCTTGGGTCTGTAGTTGTTTCGGTGTAGGTAACAAATTCGTTTAGAGCAGCGACGGTATTCGTCATGCGCGCGGCCTCGAAACTTTGCGAGAGCGTCTGCAGCTCGTCGGCCGATAAAGGCTCGCCGCCAACCTGACGCAATACGCCATTAGGCAAACTGTTAGATGCTGAACGCAAACGCGCACCCTCAAGTTTTAGCGATGTTAAAACAGCGTTGGGGCTTGTGTATAACAAACCTTGTATAGGGCTAATGAACTGCACGACGTCGCGGTGATCTACTGGCAAACCGCTAAACATAATTTGTTTAGATGGCGCGAAAAATACTGGGCCTGCCTGATCTTGTGTTAGCACCATTGCGCTAGGCATACGCTGAAACGCCATAGGAAACCCGTCAGCACTACGTTTTGTGACTGCCAAAAACGCCCGCTGCGTAAAAAATAAATCATCAAATAACCACGCAAATAGTGTGCTGTTTGGTAGCGATGGGTCAAGGCGGCGCAACCAACTACGTGGCGCAATATCCACTTCTTCCATTTCCTCGCCGTTCCACATTTCGTTATACATTTTCAACGGGGTGCAACCAATGACGCTGGCCAACAGGTCACGCGCTCGAGTAATTGCCGGCACGCTCATTGCGCGTTGGCGGGTGTTGCCTTGTGTAAACGCATAGAAATTGTCTAGTTGTGACATGCCAACATTGCTGCCGGCTGCAGCCTTTACTACTGGTTGCGCGGCGTCGGTAGTTGCACGTGTGAAAAGGCCCATAGGTTTAGTTTGCCATATCTAGTAAATGTTTGGTGGCATCGGCTGGGCCTAGACAATTCCCGACGAAAAGGCGAGGTACATCCAGCCGACACCGCAAACGATATTAGCGGTTAGCGCTAACTATTATGGGTTTGCCCATGGCGGCAGGTTTGCCGACGAGCGCTACAGCAAATACCAACGCACGTGCCATACAGATCGCGCCGGGTGACCTTTGCGAACTGATAACTATGTTCCCGTTGTGTTTTACAAGTACTGCGCGCTCGACGTGTTCGCTTAGTAAATGATCGCCGTTATGCAATAGTCGGCCCTCGAGGATTATTGACCGTGCAGCTGCAGTCCAGCGGTTTAACTCGCGATAACCAACGATTACGCTACGCCGGCTTAAATGCGGTGGGCAATGAACCTCTAACGATGGCACGATGGCAAGTTTTATGTTTGGTGCCTTGGCTATTTCGGTTTCTACGTATTGCCACATTTCGGCCATGGTGTCGGCAACAAACGCGGTTACCACATGGGTTTTAGTTCCCGAGATCACGGCACGCACCCCGTAAAATAGGGCGTTATCCTCGCCAACTTCTACAGCCAAAACACCGCCAGCGGGTGCGGTATCGGTAGTAAGACATGCAGCGAACTGCCCCGGCTCGAGCCACGATGAGGCGCTAGCAGTCCACGTATTAACCGAACTTCTTAAAAAGGCGTTACGGTTTGGCGCTTCGCTTTCGCCTTGGATTACTTCCATTTCCAAGGTATGCCCTAGCGCGGGGTTTGCGTAAGCCCATGCGGCGGGTGTCATTAAATCCATAGTGGCGGGGTTTGGTGACCACTCGGCAAAATATAAAGTACCCGGCACGCCTGCATCTATTGCGCGCAAGCCCTGTTCTCGCCATCGCAACATGGCAACGCTTGACTGATCGCCAGCTGTAGACCACATTGAACATAAAGGGTTTTTACGCGCACGTTGCGTAGGTAGCAAACCTTGATCTATGGCTTCCTCGGATACCGCCCACGCCTCATCTATTACGAGCAAATCCACGCTGTAACCGTGACCCGCGCCCGGTGTTGCAGCTCTAACGTGCCATATTGACCCATCGGGCATAGTAAGTTTTTGCCGGCCATAAGACCATGAAACCTCGGCCCCAAATTTTGCCTCAAGTACTGGCGCTAAATAATTAAACAGCGCGGTAGCCAAATCCAATTTGTGCGCGACGCTAATAACGGTTTGAGGTTGCCCGCGCTCTTTACCTTGTGTAGCAAGCCACCAGCCAATGAGGCTGGCAATAGCAACGGTCTTACCGTTTTGTCGCGCAACAGAAACTAAAGACACTCGAGGCCGTGACCCATCATCGGCAATAGACGTTTGCCCATGCAATGCGCGCACCTGCCATGGCATCAAATCCACGCCAAGTATGTTGCTAGCAAATTCAGCAATACCGGTAGCGGCTGATCGCTCGCCACTGTGCGTGGTCGTTTCTAATCGGGGTAGATCGTGGCCAGTTGGCGCCAGTTCCCGCAAACCCTTATGGGATATAGAAAAGGGGGAG